CAGTTGTTTTTAATCTATTGTCTTTACGATCTTCAATAGTATTAAGTTTTGATTGTTGTGCTTGTGCATTAATTTGCGCTAATTGCATTTGGTATTTAAACTCCTCAGCCATTAACAGCTTTTTAAGCTGAGCCTCATGCTCCATCCTTTGAATTTCAAATTGGTTTTTGGCTTGCATCTTCTGAATTTCGGTTTGGGCTAAAGCTTGATTTTTTTGCACTTCAGCCATTGCGGCGGCTTCCGTTGTCTGCGCGTTTGCGTGTGCTTGTGCTTGTATATTCGCTTGTTGGTTCGCTTGATCTCTTTCTTGTTTCTTTCTTCTCTTATATTTCAAAGATTGATTAGCAAGTTTAAGATTATTAATTTCTCTTAGATCAATAGCGTCTTCAAGATCAATCCCGCCTGTCTGCAAAGCAACTTGTATATTTTGTTCTAATTGGGCTTTTTCTTCTTCGTCTGGTTCCAATTCTAAGAATATACCAAAGTCATGAATATCTAAATTTTGTAATTCTTCTAATGTTCTAACATTTGATACTGATATACTTTGCACTAATGCATTTGCTGTTAATGGGAACTTTAAAGAATCACCTATTCTCTTAGATATGTTCTCACATATTCTTAAAGTTATATATAAACTAGCGTCTAATACGTGTCTTGTCGCTACATTTGAATTAGCGGCTGCCATTTTTTGTAAACCTACTAATGAATTTGAATCCGGCATTGAACCATCTCTTGCTTCATTAAGCCCGGTTACATCGCGAATCATTTGTAAATAATACTGATATGTATTTATTAATGACGAAATCTTAGCATTACCAGACGATGTTTGTAACTCCTGGATTGGTACTTTTCCTGGGTTGCCAGACCCATCTTGGGTCATTGATCTACCAACAATACTACCAGTTTGAAAATACATATTTAATGCTTCTGCTGGATTATAATTTGTGCCATTACCTAAATCAACCTCCGCTAAACCGTCAACGTCCACAAACACTCCGTCAGGAACCATCCTAGCAAGAACTTGTTGTAGTTTTAGATGTGTTATTTGAATCATATCTGCGAAAGAAGTAATTCTACTTACTATAGACTCGATTCTTCCTTTATAAAGACGTGGTGCACAAATAGCATAATTCATTTCTACTTTTGTAGTATCAGCAAGAGGCCTTGTCATATTCTCAGCCAATTGCCATTTAAGCATTTTGTTATGCCCTAGTATTTTTGCTCCTGAATAAAGTACTTCAATACTTCTAGATACTACATTAAAATTATCATTTACTGGAGGATTGAAACCATCCGACTTAACTAACGCTTTTTCTAACCCCTGCTCTGTTTGCTTTATTTTAAATACTTGATTTGAATATGTTTTGTATTCAAAATATAAAACCTGTATTGTTGTTGTGTCGTAATTTTGATTTGTGTATGTACGACTATAATCATTTGTCCCCGGAAACTTTTCAATTTCTTTTAACTCCTCGTCGGTTAAATTAGGGAATTCCTTTTTTAATTCTTCTAAACTAATTGATTTAACCTCGCCTACATAATACATGTCTTCAAAGTTAGGATCTTCCGTATAAGAATACACTAAATTGGACGGATCAACATACTCAATCATAATGCCGTTTGAACCATTCCAGTTTGTTTTTGTACACGCAATACCTAATACTGTTAAATCGTAGTTGAGTCTTTTAGCAATATTATCATATTTGTTTTTATTCAAAACATAATTAATAACTTCCTCTTCTGCAATTTCAACAGCTTGTTTGTAACTTAGTTGTAAGTGTATTTCTAATTCTTCTTCATCATTAGGTACACTTTCTGGATTAGGCGAGTTATATAAATCAACGCCTAATTCATTCTTAAGGTTGTTCAGGAAATCTTTAGCGTACATATCTCTTATTACCGATGCCGTGTATTCCGTTTTTTGGGCCACCGATTGAGGGTCCTGTGCAAAAGCTTTTATCTTAAACAATTTATTAGACATGCCATTAACAACTATATCAACAAACTTTGGTATAATTGGTATTGGCTTCCAGTCTAAATTCAAATAAGATAAATCACCATTAATAGATAATTCATCTTTATATTTTTGTATGCTTTGTTCACCTCTAGCATATAATCTAAGGTTGTGGAAAGTTTGCCAGTTGGTACTCCATCTGTCATTTCCAAGACTAGTTCTATTACCTCTGAACCATTCACCTTCTATTGCCATACCTACTGCATAGCCATAGTCTAATGTTTGTTTTTCTTCGTCCGGTACCACCTGACTTGGGAAAGAGCTATTCGTGTTAGTATAAATCATCTATTATATTATTTGTGAACTATAACCTCGGTTATTATATTTTTTGAAATTTAATTCTACTTTTTCTTTTTTATATGTAGTCGATGGCGAATATAAATGTTTGTTACATGCCATTATTGCAAAACCTGAACTTATAGTTGCATCATGCTTCGTTCTATTATTTATATTAAATCTAGACCAGTCGTTTAGTGTTTTTTGAAAATACATATTTCCATATCCACTCTCTTTATATCCAACGTGTTCCTCTATATAAGTCTCAATAGCGGAAGCGTGGGCTTGTATAATATCTTGACCAGCTGATGGTATACCACCAATTTCTTTTTCTGTTGGTGATAAATTGTTCCAAACTTTATCCGGTCGATTCATTGAGAAAGGCCTGTAACCTCTTCTTTTTAAATAGTATAATAACCTAGCCTTGTTATTCTCTGCTAGTATAGGCATACCGTAAAACACTAAAGCCATAAGGACCTCTTCAAAAAATATTTCAGAAGTTTGTGGTCTAGCAATATATTCTAAAAAGAAATGACTTGGCGGAACATCTTCCATTGAAAACTTAGTTAACCCGTGAAGCGATCCATTTGATCCTCTTACGTCAACCGTCCCCGATATATCATAACTATCACATCCGAATGCACCTAGGTGTTCATTACCCGGATACTTAAGCCCATCCTTTATTATTACACGGTTTTGAAGATGTTTCGGCGGAACCCACGATATTAAAAATCTTCCTTCCTTACTCGGATAGAATACAACCTTTGAATCTTGTATTCCATTCTCCCATTGAAAACTGCCTTGTGTTATAACTTGCGAGTTTCGTAGATCATCATTATAATCTATTTGCTCGTATATTTTTGTAAGATTAAACAAAGATTGTTTTGTCTCATCTCTAAAAGCATGCTGTTCTGTTCTTGGAAACTGGCGATAGTATTCATTTAATCCGTCTTGATCTTGTTTTAAACCATCAACTTCGTTCTGCCAATGCTCAATAACCCCATACTCTATATAATTTCCGTCTATACCTTTAACGGGTTTTGTTGGAGTATCGAATACAGGTATACCATAAGTGTCAATGAATCCCTCGTACGACCATTCCATAGGTATGAACAAACTATATAATCCTGAACTAGTCTGTCCATTGCGGTTTCTTTTCGTAACATCTGAATCATTATATAATCTTTTGAAGTTTTCACCTCCTTTGTCTAAAGCATTTGAGGTTGAACCCATCATGCACTTTCCAATAACTCTACTACCTAATCTAAGTGTTGTTTTAGTTACACGCCAGTTATTTAATATGTTATCTGGTCTTTCCCATTTACCACTCTCGTCGTGTACTAATAGTTTTAATTTTTCACCATCATAACTATTGTCACCTGTATTCTTCCAGTCAATTGTAGTATCTAATCCTTCAAGGTCTTCTAGCTTCTCATTAGAATCTAATTTTCTTCTTGTAAGTTTAGATGCCGGTATTCTATATGCTAATTCTGTTTTTGGTCTATCCATACCATCTTGGATAGGTTTAAAAAAGAATGGGTAATTAACTGAGATAGGCACCACCTTATCCGTAAACATTTTCTTTGCATCCGCACCTGATTTTGACAATATACCAAATCGTGAATCACTGGATATTGTTGCTTGATTTACAAGTTCAGCTGAGGACATAAATGAAAATCCAGAACGTCTATTTTTTAAATAACACATTCCGTAACATCTTGGATCTGCTTTACAAGCTTCCCAAAATATAAAGAATAATCTATTTGATTCTCTAAAATCTGCAGCACCTACATCTATCTTGCTCCATTGCAAGTACATATAGTGCGTGCCTGTTATATATGTTGGTTTACCATTACTGTAGTATGTAAAACCTTCTTCTCTTCTTTTAAATTCTTGATCAATATAATCATACCAGTATTCCTTAAAATTATCTGGATGCTTATTCCAATCATTAACATTCTTAATCTTGTCTAATTCTTTTGGATATATAGATTGTTCCCAATATTGCTCTTCTTTTGCATCAGATCTTTTATATGGATTTTCATCCAATGGCAACGCAATTCTAAGATTTTGTATTTCGTATATTTCTCCAATCTTTCCAGTCTTACTGATAACAACTACATCATAGTCTTTATCATATCCGTATTTCCATTTATTTAATCTATTGTTTTTTTTAATAACAGTAGGTTTTATATAATCTGTTAATACTTTATATAAAGTTTGTTCGTACATTATTTGGATCTCCCCTCTGCAAATCCTTTAAATGGTTTTGCTATAGTTTCTTTAGAAGCTTCCTCAATCATTTTTGTTTCGTCTTCTATTCTGGCGAGAATTTCAAACGCATCGAATATTGCTAACTTTTTTGTTGCTGCTGCATTTTTTAATTTGTCTGCTGATAAATCATCATCGCCATTATTTAATATAGCTTCTTCCGCAACTTTAATTAGCTCCAATACCGCTTTGTGCCCAGCTTGGATTATATTCAACTTCGTCTCCTTTGTATCCATATTTAATTACAATATCATTAGATTTCATACAATATAATCGCTGGCCTTCTACAATAAATTCATACTCACCATTAGGGGTATAACCTACTAGGTCGCCAGGATTGATTTTAAGCTCGTTTAAGGAGTTATTTCCGTATTTTAGTATACCAATAAGTTCTCTTTCTTTATCTAACTTAAAATGATTATTATTTTTTATAGGTTTTACAAAGCATCTATCATTAAAAGCAATCCATTTACCATCATTTTTATATAAATAAATTTGATCGATGTTACAAAAATATTGATCATCCTTAAAGTATGACGAACTATTTTTGCTTCTGCCTTTCATGTCGTAAAACCTCCTAAACACATTATGGTGAATTACTACTAAATCTCCTTCTTTAATTTCTGTTTTGAATGCTAAAGGAGTTGCAATTACAACCGCTACATTATTAACAGATTTAAAACTTTCTATTTTCGTATTTAGTAATAATTCTTTATTATCTACCGTAATGCTGTTTTCATATCTTTCGCCTAATGGCTTAACTATAAAGTTAAATACACTTCTCATCAATATTCTAAATCGTATTCAACGGAAATAGCCATGTTAGAATTAAACTTCTTCCATGGCATAATCTCATCTCCTTTTTTTATATGAATATTATAAGAATTTTCTAGTTCATTAAACAATATATGCGAAATCTCATGACCTCCATATACTGTTTGTCCTATAGAATAGTGCATTGCATCGTTCTTGTAGTCTGAACCTATACTTATTTTTCTTATAACAGAACTCACAATTAGTTTTCGCTTAAATCGGTTGATCCATTTTCTTTTACAATCTCAGTATAAGAACCATCTTGTAAATTAATATTGATTGCTCCATATTCTGCTTCAATCTCAGATTTAAACTCTTCAATAGATTTGTTTAACTCCGCTAATTGATGTAGGTAACTATGTTTTTGTGATTCTAAAACCCCAATATTAGTTAATACTGCTTGTAAGTCTTTTTGCCCCGCGTTAATTTTTGCTAATTGTTCTTCTGTAATCTTTTTAATTTCTGTGCTCATTTTATTTGATTTGATTATTTATATTTATGTAATTACGTATTATAATATTTTATTTAGATGTCATTCCTATATTTTGTCTACCTGCCAAATAAACCGTACTAGTAAGCCTTCTAGTATTTGTATCAGATTTTTCCGCTTGAAATTTTCTTTCAATTTCAGCAGCGCCTACAGAACCTTTTCTAGCTCTAGATATTTCTTTTTTGTCACCTCCTCTTAATATGATTAAATCCCCAGTTGTATCTAAAGTTTTTTCATATCCGCCTTTATTGGCTAAATTTGGCAACGGAGATGTTTTAGGATTATATCCTTCTGGATTTCCTTTATCTGTATTAGCAGCAGCGCCGTTATTTAAATTTGCAGGTAGGTCATTACCTGTTTTTTTAAAATTGCCTCTGCCTGGTGTTTGAGTATATGCCATCTTATTTTTTCTTTTTAGTTATTGTTTTTTTTGCCGCAGCTTTTTCTTTCATTTGCATTTTTTTGCCTTCACCTTTTTCGTGCTTAGCCATAGCTGCTTTAGAAGCGTACTTTTCACCAGTAGCTTTTTCTGTTACCATTTTTTTCATAATAATTACTCTTCAGTTTCGTTAATATTTTTTTTATTTGTATGTAATGCCACCCACCTATTAATAGTATAACCAATAGAGACTAGTAATAACATTATCTTTAAAGCGGGTTCTATGGCGGTCATGCTTATTACCATAGTCAAGCCATTGAATAAATATATTTTTAAATCAGTATGCTCCATTGTAACGTCCTTTTGCTTTTTGAGTAATTGGACAACCGCAAGCCATAGGTTTATCATTATTTAAAATGATACCATCTTTACCAGAGCTAGAGCCTTTACCTTTCGGCAAAGAGTCGGTATTAAAAGGACCGTTCCACAAAGCATTAGCTCCCACTCCCGAAGTTTTAGCAAGTTTATCATGGAGATCCATTGGATGTGTTTTAATGTTTAAGTTCATGATTAATATGTTTGTAGGTTATTATTAGGCATAATTTGTGTTTGTACATTTTGAGGCGCCGGAACGGGGATACTTGAAGTTGCATATTCCGTGTCTCCAACAGGGGGAGGAGGAGGACCCGCTCCGACTGTTCTGTTAAATGTATTTGGCATTTGTGAACCATTTACTCCTTGCAATGTTTGCATATTACTCATTGCATTAGGGTTAACTGCATTATATTGCAATTGATTCGGGTTCATGTTATAGTTATCTATCATTTTAATTATTTTTATTAACGTTTTCTATTGCTTTTTTTAATACTATATCACTATATGTTTTACCTTTCATTATAGGGTTTCTTTGTGTGCTAGTAGGTATTTCTTCGATACCGAGCATTATACGGTACATTCTACTTATTAATTGTTTACACTTAAAAGAAACTTTATATATATGATATTTTTGTGTGGTATGATTCCTGGGTCTCCAAACAACTATCCACCCTTCTTTTAATAGGGAGTTCCATCGTCTATTGTCCCAACTATATGAATATGTACCTATCTTAAAATCTTGTTTTGTGAATAAGTCCATACAATCAAAGTATATTAGCAATTCTAAATCGGCGTCGCTCAACTCATTTGTTTTGCATGCCCATTTACGTATTATTCTATAATTTTTTAATAAGTTAAGTTCTTTTATGTCCTTAGCCTCAAACCGTTTCATAATACAACAACTATATCTTGCAATTTTATAACCGTATATTTATCACCTTCAAATTCAATCCCGTGACCAGCGTGTTTGTCATAGTATATTTCATCTCCTTCAACAACTACTTTTATATCTTCACTAACTGAAACAACAACTGCTTCTTTATATCTAATATCTTCTTTATCTTTTTCAATTAAAAGAAGACCCCCTTTTGTTTTATCTGTAACTACTTTTTTTGGTAGTATGATTATATTATTACCTATTGCCTTCATTCACTCTTAAGTTATTGATTACACAATCGGTTGATAATATTGTAACAGCAACTGATGCTGCATTTCTTAATGCTGATTTTGTAACTAATAGAGGGTCAATAATTCCAGCTTCAATCATATTAACCGTTTTATTAGTTATAACATTTAAGCCAAATCCAACACGTCTATTTGTAGGTATCACATCAATACCGGCATTTCTTAAAATGGTATAGAATGGGGCGGTAATTGCATTTAACAAAACAGTTTCTCCGGCAGATTCTGAATTAATAATTTCCGAAGCATCAAGTAAAGCGATGCCTCCTCCTGGAATAATGCCTTCTTTTATTGCTGCTTTAGTAGCGCAAATTGCGTCTTCTACTCTGTCCGCTTTTTCTTTTAATTCAATATCAGAATTAGCCCCAACCTTTACAATCGCTACTTTAGCGCATAGCCTGGCTAATCTTCTTTCTAATCTAATAACTTCTCCAGGCGGATTATTATCTAATAATTTTGCTTTTATATCGTCTATTAGTTTAGCAATCTCTTCTGTTGGTTCGCCAACTTGTAATATTGTATCCCCGTCACTAGTTATGCTTTTTAAACATGAGCCCAGGTACTCTGGTTGGATTAAATCCATATCGTCGCCTAAGTCTTCATTGATAACAGTTGCTCCTGTTAACAAAGCTAAATCTGATAACATATCTTTTTTGCTTACCCCATACGTGGGAGCATTGATAACATTAACCTTGATATTACCTTTAACTTTATTCATTGCTAATGCTGATATAACCGCCGGTTCCACATCTGCAATAATTAATAAAGATTTATTTGCTTTTATAATATATTCTAATACTGATTGTATTTGTCTAATATTTTCAACCGGCGATTCAATAATCAACACTTGCGGATTATCTAACTCAGCTGTCTTTTTTGTATGGTTTGTAACAAAATGAGAATTAACTAATCCTTTGTCATATTGTACCCCATCTAATACTTCAATTTCTGTTTCAGCAAGTGATGATGATTCCATCATAACAATCCCGGTTTCATTAACAGCTCTAAAAGCGTCTCCAATAATTTTTCCTAGTATAGGATCATTGTTTGTTGATATAGTTGCAATCTGATCGATCATTGTTCCAGTGACTGGCACCGCAATAGATTCTAAATACTTAATTACTTTTTCAACTGTATCTTCAATACCATTCTTAAGTTCTCTTGAACTAATAGCGTCTTTAACTTCATAAGCCTCAGATAAAATAGCGTGAGCTAATACTGTTGCTGTGGTTGTTCCATCGCCGGCTTCTTTAACTGTTTTTCTAGCAGCTTCTTTTAAAAGTCTTGCTCCCATATTTTCAATAGGATCTAACAGTACTATACTATCCGCTACGGTTACACCGTCTTTTGTAATTACAGGATTACCTGATCCGTCTTCTAACATTACACATTTACCACTTGCCCCAAGTGTTGAACTAACAGCTTTGGTTAATTTTGTAATACCTTCAAAAACCTTGTTCTTGGCGTCATCGCCAAAACTTAAGTTCTTAACAATTGCATCTGACAT